TCGATGTCAGTCACCGCCAATCCGGTCAAGGTGACACTTGCGCCGGAGCTGTTGAATGTGTGGAACGGAATATAAAGTGTGCTGTTGATCGGTACACTTCCATAGTGCTGTGTCATACCAAGCTCATCCTGTTAAGTTTTAATCCTGTGATAAGGCCGGAGCCTACGGACGCGCCGCCCCCCGTGTCGTCGCGGAGGTTGTCTGTATTAACTGTTATTGTGCCATCCGTTGATATTTGAAAGTTTAAAGCAGAGGCATCGGCAAAACCAGATAGATCAATTTCCAACGTGAATGAACCAGTAGAATCTGGGGTAGTTTGGTCGGAAATCTGCTCAAACCCGCCAGTGGTCGCGGAGGCCTGTAGTAGTATATACCCACCACCAGAGGCACTAGCTACAGTGACATCCATGTATAAAGTAGACGCTCCGCTTAAATCTTGTTCATCTCCTGCCGTGGTAAGAACAAAAAGAGCAGTCTTAACCAAGAGCAGAGAAAAACTGCCCTCGGTTACATTAAGAGCAGATTGGCTGACCCCCGTTGTGTCGCCTTCGTTTACCGACCAAGCAAGGGTATCAGGTAGGCTACCAGAAAAGCTCTCAAACCCCTCTAAAAGAGCCATACGACCTCGTTATCCAGAAATATCTCTGTGCCGTAAAATTCTGATTTCATTGAACCGTACTCACGCCAGCGGCTATTCTACCTTGGTTATCTCTTACAATCTCGGTTGTTCGCGGGGCTGCGATAGCTTGGATAACAGCCTGGTTTCCTTGAGCTTGCTGTTGTGCGATTTGTTGAAACCCCTGAAGCATCATCTGAGCAAATTGCGCCATGATCCTTTCCATAGGGCTTGGCCCTTCGTCTTGTAGTTCATTGTCTGACATTGCCACATCGGGGGAGACTTTAGTTTTAGCGTCAATCCTTGTTTTATCTACATCCGCCTTGATCTTGGCCTTTTCAACGCCTAGTTTTTCCTGCTCTAAAGCAAAATTCTGGTCAGCCAGGTATTTCTCTTGCCCCATTTTGTCCCGCTCTAAACCACGCTGATCTTCGTCGTTCTTCATGTCAGCCTCGACTTTCATCTGTTCCGGGTCAGGTTGAGGAGGGGCTTCGGCCTGTTTCGCAAGTTTCTTAAGGGCGAGATCAAACGTTGTCTCCAACTCACGGGATATCTTAAAGCCCTTAACGCCAAACTGTAGAAGCTCAGCGGCAAGGGGTTGTAGGGTCGGCGGGAGTAATGCGGCTTTCTCAAGATAAGCGCCGACTTGGCCTACAAGCTCAATTCTAGCGGCCTTCTCGGCCTCTTGGTCTTGTTTAATAGTGCTGTCCGTCTCAATGGAAATACGGAAACAACGCTGAATATCATCACGCAGTAACGCTTCGACTTCTTCCCATGTCGGGGAATCGAGTAGCTCTTCCAATCCTTCAGGCATAGGGGGAGGTTCTTGGCCTGTTTGTTGTGCCATGGCTGCGGCTTGTTGTAGTTGGGCCTGAGCTTGTTGTTTCTCCGCTCCGGTCATTAGCTTAATGCCGCATATCTGCTTGATCGTCTCCAAACTGAAATGCTCAGCAATAATCTCGGCAAATATCCGCACTAAATCACGGGAAAACCTTGCAACGTCCTTTTGTTCATTATCCATACGCAGCGTTGCGAATTTGCCCTTAAGCTCTTGTGCGCCCAAAGTCTCGTTAGGGTCCGTAGCGCCCCGGATGATGTCTGAAATACCTGTGATTTCGTAAAGGTCTTGCTTAACCTTCTCGCGCACCTCGTAAAGCTGGACGAGAACCGCAGCAACCATGTCGAGGGGGAAGAAGTCCACCGCGCCTTTAAGTCCGCCCTTTTCACCAAATACAGCCCACTGTTCAACAGGGATCATGGTGTTGTCGTTACCTTCAGATAGAAGGTGGTCTAAAGCTTGCGCAGAAGCATCATAAACCCCGATAACTTTCAGGGATTTCTGGATTGAGGCAATTCTATTGGTTATGTCATCAAGCTCTCGCGCTTGGTCTTCGTACTGCCTGAAGTCTGGCGTGGGAATTAGATTATCATTTGCTAATGTTGCGTATAAAGGCTTGGGGCAAGGGAAAAAGTCCTTCAAGCCTAACGGGTCTGGTCTGCGGTCCTGCTCTTTCTCCATCCCTTTGTGAAGCCAGATAGCCTCTTTCTTAACCTTGTCCCAGATTTCGTAAATTATTGCCTTGGCTTCGCCCTGCTTTTCTTCCGTGTCTTCTTTTTCCTTCTCAAGCGGGATTTCTTTCCAATCCTTAAAGCCGCGTTTCTTCATCTCCTCGCGGGACATGTAAACAATGCGCCACACCCCCCGGACCTCTTCCCATGTTCTAGCCCATGTATGACCGAAATCTTTCCAGTGAACATAATCAGCCACAACATCTTCGGCGTATAATTCTGGAATATCGGATTCGGAACCCTTTACCGTATCGTCGGTTACTTCCGGCCCTTCTTTCTTTACGTCTTCATTGCCTTCAACTTTAGGGTCTTTGAAATTGGGGACGTAGCGAACCCATGACACGCCTCTGCCGGGCAAGAGGCGATCCTTAACAACCTGAGACATAACGCTGTCGAACAGGTCAGCATCAACGTAATAGGACACAGCACGCTCTAAAACTCTGGCGGCGGTCGTACCTACCTTGTCTTCGTCTTCAAAGCGTCTGTCAACATTGGGAACGGGGGGTTTTGCGTAAAGTGCAGGGGCTAAAGTCTGAACGTTAGACCAGAGAATGTTAAAGCCTGACTTAGTGTTATTAGCGCCCTTCTTGTTGTTCTTATAGCGCTTGACGATCTTGTCGCCGCCGTCCTTCCATTGCTGGAAGCCCTTGTCGTATATGGCGATCTGCTCACACCAGAACTGTACGGTTTTGTTTTGTATGACAGCCTTGGCCATAGTGATCCTGATATGATTGTGGACCGTGGAGCTAATGGCTTCGGTGGGAGAATATTACATGAGTTGGAATTTAAGTTCAAGCACCCTTTGGCCAGAATAATTCGTTACTAGTCATCTCATTCAGGAACCGAGGCTTTTCAGGCTCCTCTTCCACTTTAGAGGATTTCCAGATTTGTGCAATAATCTCGAACGCATCGCATCCATGAGAATACCCCCCAAGATCGTGGTCGGGCTCTTTTGAATAACTCCCCTTGTCTTCATTGAATTTAAACTGGTATTTGCGTAATGACCGGATACCCTCAGAACATCTCTCCTCATCAAACCAGCACTTTGGCAGTGTTGCGCGGGTCGCCTCTATCTGGTTTTGCTGGCTCGTTGCAAAAACAACCTTCATTTTCACGCCCAATTCATAGAGCTGATTTACAATCGAGCGCCCGCCTGCCTGAAGTAGTTTGTTCGCCGCGTCTCCTGGGCCGTAATGATGCCCGTATCTGTAGGCCTTACGATGTTCACACCCCTCTAAATCCTTACCCAATTTAAACGATAAAATCTTCCCATTAGGTCCGTATCTTACAGTTTCTTCAGGGATTTCGCAGCCATAAATCTGCTCCGCGTAATGCTTTATGCCCTGTCGGTTGTTTTCGTAATAATCAATAAGCCTGATCTCATTGCCTGAAACCTGAAACCACCAGATAGCCGTGTCATCCGAGTACCCTAAGTCCCATACGGTGAAAACTGGAAGCAACGGATCAAAAATGCCGCCTTTTACAATCCTGCCCTCTTTGCGTGCCGCCTCCATCCAACGTCCGTAAACAGCCGCCTCACTGTTAACGTTAAAGTTGCCCTCCCATATCCACTCATAACGCTCTGGATTGTTCTTTAAATCACGCAGCCGGACTTTGTTCAGGCTTTCGGGAAACCATGGGTTATCATAGTAATTTACCTTAATGCATTTGATTGTGTCATCAGCGTCAGTAACCATCATTTTATGGATTGGGTCTTCCTCATCGTCGGGGTTCCATGAAGCCCACAGCTCACAGTCGGGAAAATCGCGCATGACTGTAGGTATGAGATAAGTTAATGAAGACTGGCTAACCTTTTGGGCCTCTTCAAGCCACGTACGCCGGACCCCGTGCAGGCCCTTAACCTCCGCAATGTTTGACTTAAGACCATAGAACAAAAACTCATTTTGATTCTTGCAGCGTATAAATTCCTTCCCTACGTCAAAAGCATCTTCCACACCTAGAGCGTAAATCTGGGAGGCTATCACACTGAATACGCTATCTTTCAATGATTTTTGAAGTTCCCGGCCACACAGAAAGCGCCACGGTCTATCAGATAACTCCATGATGTCGGAAATTGCCATGTTTGCAAAGCCAATGGTCTTGGCTGCACCTCTGCCTCCGTAGGCCCCCCGGTAATCAGCCTGCCCTTCAAACACAGCGCCTAGTTTTTCAGGCAACTGTATTCTAACTGGTTTTAACATGCTCGACTGTGATTTTAAACCCGCTGGATTTCTCGCCGTTTTCGTCTAATGGCTGGACTTCAGACCGGGCGAGTTTGGGGACGTGGTATTCAATAACGGACTGGAACAGGTTGAAGGCTTTTTCAGGATTTGTCTCGGCTATGTCATCTAGCCATTTCTGAAGCCTGTGGGCGTTGTTATCAACGAACAGGCCTATAGCCTCCCTAGCGGCTTGTGTGGCCTTGTTGGGCGTACCCCTTGGCCTGCCGGATGGGTTTCCCGTCTGTCCCTTACGCTGCGCCATTTTGCAATGTTGTTTTCATATTTGAATCCCCAAATTTCGCATTAGAGTAGCCCTTGAGCCATAGCCTGCCTTGGTAGCTGAATTTTGAATAAGGCCCCTCAGAGGGCTTTAATCCGCTTAGAAACGCCTTTGTGCCTTCAGACATGAACTGCTCTATTTCATCCTTGGGGATCGGGTAGGCCACTAAAACCTCTTCCTCGTGAACACAACTCTAGCGAATTGTTTTAATAATACCCATAAAGTTTGTTTCATGCAAGTCACCCATCTACATTCTCCCCTTGTGGCCCGAATAAGCCCTTGACTATATCCATGCTAGTCAAGCCTTCTGGAATCGGCTCGTCATAAAAAATATCAAATCGTAACTTCTTCCTACACGGCGAAAGAATCATATTGTCTACTATAAAACTCATCTTACTCCCCCTTTGTGTTCTCTGTTAACCATTTCTTAAACATTTTCCATACCTTCACTGGCACAGTAACCCTAATTGTAGGCTCTCCCTTTGGTCTGCCTGCGCCGGGTCTGGGGCCTCCACGGGTCATGATGAAATCGGCCCAAGAATAATAGTTTGTCCCTCTACTTGCTCAAAAAACTTTGGGTAATCAATTTCCCATGT